ACCACAGCGGTGCCGGGTCGCGATAAAGGTAGGCGGGCACACCACATGCTAACCACCTTCCTTTACCGCGCTTTCCAAGGCTCGGAAGCCTTGGTGTTGCTGCCTTTTCCACCACAGATTGGGCAGCTGTTGCGCCTGGGGTGAACAACGGATTGTTCGCCTCGGCATGGTGCCGGTTTTGGTCCTGCAGACCTAGCCGGCGTTGGGCCCTTTCAAGCCACGCGGCAAATGTATCACCACTACATGTCGTGCGGCACTGGCAACTTTTAAGGATTAATGCCATGAGCCGAATCGCTCTGAGTTCCATTGAGCGGGCGCAGCGGGAAGTTCTGCCGCTCGACCTCGCGCTTTACCATGCTGCTCGGGATTACCCGGGCGGTGCCGCTGCCATCGCCGCCACCACCGGCAGAAACGCCACCACACTGCAGCACAAACTTTCCCCAACCCATCCCAGCCATGCGGTGAACATTCAGGAATTCGGCGAGATCCTGGAGCTGACCAAGGATCGCCGCATTCTGGATGCGGTGCATGCCTTGGTCGGTGATACAACCTGGCAGGAACTGGCCGAGGCGTACACCAATGACATGCCCGAAACGCTCACCACCGGCATTGCTGAGTACTTTCGGCAGGTGGCGGATTTGGCTGATACCTGGGCCAAGAGCATCGGCGATGGGGTGGTGACTGACGATGAACTCGCCGCGATTCGCCTGCAGGTGTTTCGGGGGATTCAGGGGCTATTGGGGATGTTTAACCGCGCCACGTACGTTAACCAGGTGACACGGGGTGCTGCCCGTGGCTGATATCGCTGATTTCGCTAACGACCTGGTGCAGGAGCGGATCGATCAGGCGCTGGCGGCGCGTAATGCCGCCAAGTCTTCGTCGGTGGTTAATTCATATTTATTCTGCGAGGGGTGCGACGACCCAATCCCTGAAGGTCGTCGGGTTGCATCGCCGGGTTGCACGCAGTGCGTGCAGTGCCAGTCTATCGATGAGCAGCGGGAGGCACGCCATGCTCGATGAGGTGTTGGGGCAATTCGCAGACTACGGCCTTGAGCCAGAGCAGCCGCTGATTTTCAGCAAGTTGACCCGCTGTAAAACGGCGCAGGACAAGGGTAAGGAAAAGAACGGTTGGTATGTTGTCCACGAGCACCAAACGGAGAAAGGCGAGACGCTGATTTTCGGCAGTTTCGGTGATTGGCGTTCGGGTGAGACACAGAAGATCAAAGTCAAAACCGGGCGGATGTCGCCAGAAGAGCGTGAGGTGATGCGTGCCCGTCAGGAGGACGCCAGGCGCCGAGCTGCCGATATCGCTGCCAACGCGGCGCGTCGTGCGGCGAAAAGGGCAGCGGGGCTGTTCGAACGCATGCCGGAGAAAGGCCGCAGCGACTATCTGGATCGAAAGCAGATCGTTGGTTTCGGCGTTCGATATGCACCGCGCTCCGGCGCGTTTTTGGTGCCTATGTGCAACGTGCGCGATCAGATTGTCGGCCTGCAAGTTGTGTTTCCAACCAAGCAACAAGTCACCGGCCGGGACAAGTCGTATTGGCCTTACGGCATGTCGAAAGAGGGGGCTTTCCACCTGATCGGACCACACCCTGAGCCGGGTGAGCCAGTGTTGGTGTGTGAGGGCTATGCCACCGGCGCCAGCCTGCACATGGCGACCTCACTGACGGTGGCCATCGCCTTCGATGCGGGCAATTTGCTGGTGGTGTGCAAGGCCATGCGCGAGCGCTTCCCTGGTTGCCCTTTGATTGTGTGCCGGGACGATGACTGGAAGACCAAACGGCCGAATGGCGAGCCATGGAACCCCGGTGAAGAGAAGGCGAACAATGCCGCACTGATCGTCGGTGGTCAGGTGGTCGCGCCGATTTTCTCCGGCGAACGGGAAGAAAAGTGGACCGACTTCAACGACCTGCATGTTGTCGAGGGTTTAGAAGCGGTGCGTCGCCAGGTGTTGGCGGTGGTCAAACCGCCGGCTGCGGGCGGGTGGAAGGACATGTTGGCCCGCAGTGAAAGCGGTGCTTTGATCGCGCACATGCAGAACGTCGAGCTGATTCTGGCCAATGACGAGCGCTGGGCTAGGGTGATCAGCTATAGCGCGTTCAGCTCGAAGATCGTGAAGCTGCGCGCTGCACCCTATGGCGGTGGCACGGGCGATTGGGTGGACATTGATGATGTGCGGGTGATGAAGTGGCTCGCACAGCAGTACAACTTGCGGGTGAAAGCCTCACATGTGATCGAGGCGGTGAGCGTCGTGGCGCATGACCATGCATTTCATCCAGTGCGTCAGTACCTGCGCAAGCTGGAGTGGGATCGTGTACCACGTCTCGAAAGTTGGCTGACGGATGTCATGGGCGTTAAGTCCAATGATTACTCTTCGAAGGTCGGCAAGCGTTGGATGTTGTCTGCCGTGGCCCGGGTGATGAAGCCAGGATGCAAGGCAGACTCGGTGATGATTCTGGAAGGCGCTCAAGGCGCCGGCAAATCGACGGCGATGAGCATTCTCGGCGGCGAGTGGTTCATGGATACGCCGTTTGCACTGGGTGACAAGGACGGCTTTCAAGCGATCCGGGGCAAGTGGATTGTTGAGCTGGGGGAGCTGGATAGTTTCAACAAGGCTGAAAGCACCAAGGCAAAGCAGTTTTTCTCGGCGTCCACCGACACCTATCGCGAGAGTTATGGCCGCAGAACAATGGACGTGCCACGCCAGTGTGTATTTGTGGGTACGACCAACCAGGACGAGTACCTGAAGGACGCCACGGGTAACCGGCGTTATTGGCCTGTGGCCTGTACCAAGGTGGATCTGGAATTGTTGCGCTCGATGCGTGATCAGCTATGGGCCGAGGCGGTGTTCTGTTATGACGCGGGCGACCTCTGGTGGGTGACGCTGGATGAAGCGGCAATGTTCGGCGAGGAGCAAGATGAGCGCTTTGTGGTGGATGAGTGGGAAGGGCCGATTCTGACCTGGCTCGAAGAGTCGCAGATCGGCGAGACCACCACCGGCAGTGATGTGCTGACCAGTGCGTTGAAGTTGGATTATGGGCATTGGGGCAAGCCGGAGCAGATGCGGGTAGGGGCGATCATGCATCGGTTGGGATGGCGGCGAGTGCGTTTGCCGGCGTTGGTTAAGAGTGGGCAGCGGCCGTGGGCTTACAAGAAACCGGCAGGGTGGGGTGGTGCCTCGGCGTTGCAGCGAGAAGAGTTCGAGGAGCCTTGCTTTGATTAAGGAAATCGATTCGCTGCTCAGGTTGTGGGCGCAGGAGCTGCATTCCGACCTGTCGAAAGGTGGGCTCGCTGGAGGCAACATGGTCGCCATGATGATGGAGAGCAACGGTCAATTGATCCGTGGCCGGCGCGCAAGTCGGGCGCCGCTGGAAAGCTCCCTCGACATTGAGCTGATTGTGACCAAGCACCTAAGCGCCGATCTGGAGAAGGTCGTGCGGGAGCACTACTGCAATTTCGATATCAACATGCGCTTACGGTATGCGCACTGCGGTTGTGGTCGCGACACGTATTACCAACGTCTGCAAGACGCGCACCTGCACATATTTGGCATGTTGATGGGGATGGCTGCGTGACCCCAGGCATGTCCTTGGCTGTTGTTGTCCCACTGGCCCGTCTTGTCCCGCTGCATTTTGATGCAGTGGGACAGGTGCTGGCCATGTCGTTGTTGGGCTGTCCCACCGTCCTGCCACAAAGTGCCTCCCGCCCGTGTAAGCGTAGCGGGCAGCAATACGCGTGTTTCACGCGCATGCGTGTTCTTTAAATTCTTCCTTTACACGAGAAAGGAAAGAGATAAGTAGGACAGTAGGGTGAAGCCCCGAATTTAGGCGCTCTCAGGCGTCCCACTTCGATTCCGAATGATGGGACAGATGGGACACCGCCGAAACAGCAGAATGCCGGGGTGGGATATTCGCCGACATTCGTTAGGCGTTCACCCGGTGTTACCCACTTATTCGCCGGGTGGCATTAAACCGGGGTTGCTGCCACCGGAATCGACCTGTAAAAAGTAGTCATCTTCGATAGGTGCGACCGCAGAGAGCGGCAGGCACCACACCACCAAACCCGGCCATTGCGTCGGGTTTTTGCGTTTATGGGGAAGGCGATGACGAATGAGCAACAGGCGTTGGTAGATATGCCGGTTTGGATGGTGATTGTCCTGTCGCTGGTCGGCGGCGTGTCCGGCGAGATGTGGCGGGCAGATAAGGCCGGTGTACGAGGTTGGCCGCTGGTGCGGCGGTTGGCACTTCGGTCTGGTGCCTGCGTTGCGTGTGGGCTGTCGACGATGATGTTGTTGCATGCCGCCGGAGTTTCAATTGTGGCGGCAGGGGGCATCGGATGTTTGACGGCCATGGCCGGTGCGGATGTTGCCATCGGGTTGTACGAACGCTGGGCGGCGAAGCGGTTGGGCATTTCCGATTTGCCTCCGACCAGCGGCGGGCCAGGCTGAAATCGGCGGGGACCCTGGAGTTATTCGTTGGGTACGGGGTCGGAAACCCGCGGGAAAGTGTTAGCGGCAGGGTTGCCAGCTTACTGAAATTCAATCCATTGAAATTGAAAGGTTTGCATTGAAAAG